AAACACTATGAACCTCTTTATGAGCATGCCAGAAAAATGGATAATGTGAATTATCTAGGTTATTCCCCTAATAAAAGTTTAATTACTGCCATGCAGGATACCCATGTCTTTGCTTACCCTTCTATCTGGGAAGAGACGTGTTGTATTTCTGCTTTGGAAGCTATGGCTGCAGGGAATATTCCTTTAGTTACTAATTTTGGAGCATTACCCGAGACGTGTGGAGACTATGGATTTTATGTTCCTTATGATACCAACCCTCAAACGTTGGCTCGGGAGTACGCTGCTTATCTAGAATATATTAAAAGAATTTTACCTACTGAGGCTATGCAACAACAAATAGAAAATCAAAGACAGCATTTCATTCATTTTTATAGTTGGGATCAACGTATTAAAGAGTGGATCGCTTTTTTAAATAATGCTCTTCAAGCCAAAGGAATTTCTCATGAAGCCGGGTGAAGGCATTCTAACTGAAGAAGCGTTTAAAGGTCCTAAACTTTATCCTCAAAATACTATTGATGGAACTAAACTATTGGATCAACCTGACATTAAGACTTTGGAAAATTCTTTATTTATAGTGACTCCTTGTATGGGGACACTTATGTTATCTTATGTTAAATCTTTATTAGAACTTCAAACCATTTGTTTTCACAAAAATATCTCTACCAAAGTTCATATGGTTCAATCGTCTTTGGTGACTCAGGGAAGGAACTTATGTGTGCAGGCTTTTTTAAATTCTCATATGTCTCACATGTTATTTGTAGATTCAGATATTGAATTTGATCCTACTTCTATTCCTACGATGATGGACTTTGATAAGGATATTGTTTTAACTCCTTACCCCATGAAGGTTTTTAATTGGGATAAGGCTAGAAAGGTAGCTCAACAATCAGGGAAACCTATTGAAGAATGTCCTCATCTTTATTGTATAGATTTTCCGGATAATAATAGTATTGAAAGTAAAGGTGGATTAGTTGAAATTCTAAAGGGACCGGCCGGGTGTATGTTGATTAAAAGAACGGTTTTTGAAAAGCTTATTAAAGCTTATCCCAATAAAAGAATTAAACAAACCCAACTTATTAATGGTCTCATGGCCACTAGTGAAAACATTTATAACTTCTTCGATACTTATTTTGACCCCATTACTGGGGACTTTTTAGGGGAAGATTATGCCTTCTGTAAACTCTGGACAGACATAGGGGGTAAGATATATGCTAATGTAGACGCCTATATTACGCATTATGGAACCCATGGTTTTCGTGGAAGATTCATTGACGAAGGCAAAAAAGTAAAGTAAGTATATAATATATAGGGATTTTTCAGGATTTCCCTTCAACCTGCTTGCATACATTTACAAGGAATTTATATGGGATTTAGCATAGGAAAAATATTCAGATCAGCAACCAAACCAATTAAGAAGGTTCTTAAGAGCCCTTTAGGAAAAATAGGTTTAGGCCTCGCAGCCTATAAGTTTGGACCGAGCTTTTTATCTAAGGGTGGCGCAGATAAATGGGGAGGTTTAAAATGGTTAGGGAAAGGAGCTAATGTTGATCCTCTGAGATTAGCTGCCCTAACGGGTATAGGATCATTAGCCTCTTCCCCATACGTAGAGGAAGAAGAAGACGAAACTATGGATATTGACACAGGAGAAGGACAAAAGTATTATCTTAGAGCGCGACAGTATTTTCCAGAATTTAGAGACGATACTCCACTGTTCGCTAGTCAAGGAGGCAGAGTCAAAGCAAATCTAGGTATGTACACAGGAGATATGGCAGGACGAGCATTGGGACAAGGATTAGGATCGATGAATCCTATGGCTATGCCACAAGGGCGTCATCCTCATTCAATGATCGCGGGTCAACCTCAAGATCCTAGACTAATGAATCAAAGACAAGCCATGATGCAACCGAGGCGTCCTACACTTCCTAAAGAATCAGAAGATAATGAACTTATTCAATTAATTAAAATGTTAAGCGCTATGGGTGTACCCATGGAACAACTTAGAGGAAGAACTAAAGATGAGTTAGTTGAAATGGCAGTACAGATTTCAGGTAAAGGAAAAGAAACGATGGAAGCTACAGAAGAAGTAGTTCAAGCCGCAGATGGTGGAAGAATAGGATTATTCAAAGGAGCTGAAGCAGATGCTAGAGCTGGAAGAGATTCTATGTCTCCAGGAACTCATCATGGTGGTGGGGGAAGAGGAGGTTGGTCACCAGAAGTAGGTGGTGGAAGACATATTCCTACACCTAAACCAGATCCTACCCCGGGTAGAGGGGGAGGTGATCTCTTCTCCGCTATAGTCAATCCACCTGAAGGTTATGGATTTAAGACTCATTGGTCAAACATATTACCAGGTGGTAAACCTTTTAGAACATATGGACCCATAGACGAGGAAGAAGAACTTGTTTCAGCTACCGCTGGAGCCGGAGTTGGAGCTCTTAATCCTGCACGAACTACTTCATTAGGAAGAGGTTTAGCAGAAGAGGCTCGACAAACTATTATGAGCGGAGTAGATGAAGCTGAACAAGCCCTAAGAAGCACTGGAGCATTAGAAGAATTAGGTTTAAAATATAATCAAGGAGGCATAGCAAGAACAGGTTATGCAATAGGCTCTTCTCAGTTTGGAATGGGAACAGAACACCCAATCATTCCTGATAAAGATGGACCACAATTAGATATGAGAGACACAGGAGGTTATCAACCTCATGGTAAAGCCGAAAAACACGATGACGTAAGAGCACTACTTGCTCAAGGAGAATTTGTTATGACGTCCGATGCTGTGAAAGGCATGGGCGGAGGCGACCGAGAACTCGGCGCGAAAAAAATGTATGATTTAATGCACACGATGGAGGCGATGGCGTAATGGCTGAAACAACTACACAGATAACAAGACCAGCACCCTTTATAGAAACGTTAGGTAAAACGTTTGGTGAAGGTGTTGCAAGACTCGGTGCTAAACCGATTGATACTACACAATTTCAACCAACCGT